ATAATTCTTGTAGCCCATTGTGCACTATAGTCAAGCCTGCATCCTATACACTTTCCGCATGGTATAATGTCATATCGTTTGTACATGTTGCGGTGTATGGCATCCATTTTTTTATCTGCTTTGTCTTCTGACTCTATGCCTATGATTGCTATTTTTCCGTCGAATGTTTCGGTTCTGATCATTGGATGATAACAAGTCATTTCATTCATTCTCCCAGATTTCAATGTATTCTCGGAGTATTTTTTTGACATCTGAATTGTGCCATTTTTCCGGATTGTCTCCTAGAATCATTTTAAGATTGTCGGTCATATTGATTGCTTTTGTATTGTATTGTATGTATCCTCCGTATGTGTAGCTTAGCGCCGCTCCTACGGAGTGTATCTTCGGGAAATAGTAAATCTGTATTTCTCGGTATGGATAAAGTGTTTTTGCTTTGTCTTTGTAGATGTTTAATTTTCTTGTGACTTCGTTCCAACCTTTTGTTCTTTTCATTTTTATGACCTCTCTTTCTTGTTTGTAATTATATAATACCATGAATTTATATAAAGTAAACATACTGTTTGTTTTTTTTTGCATAACTGTCAAGTTTTTTTTAAAAATATTTTGCAGTTGTTTCGATTGTGCGCCAACAACTGCCGGACGTTTTTATTTGCTCGATCTTTTATGATAATTACGTCCGTTTTGTTTTTATTTGTGTTTTGTTTATTAACTAGCTCATCAGGTGTAAGCCTGATAACTGTAGCGAGGCGTGTCCGAGCCACTTTATTGTCTTGACTTGCCAAGGCGCAGGCGCGCCATTTGTATATTCGCGGAGTTTTCTGTTGTTGCCAAAATGGACTAGCGCGGTTAAGTGTAAATAAAAAAAAGAGCCTTTGTAATCTCGGCTCTTTTTGTAGGTGTTATTTGTGATATTTGTTTTTGTTGTTTGCTACGCTGCTTAAGGCATTGTCTAACTTGTTGTAGACATCTTTGGCACTTTTAACAACTCCATTAACCCAGTTACCGAGGTTTCCGGCTTTGTCTCTGATCCAATCTTTGCCCCCGGTTACTGCGCTATAGATTCCCTGTCCCACATCGCTCCCAACAAGATTTCCAATTGCTCCGGCTGTGCTGTTTGCTAATGCGTGTACATTGTTGTCAAACCAGCTATTCTGCGTTGATGATCCCCAAGTGCTTCCCTCGCTTTCTCCGTATGAGTCTGCTACTGCGTTTGCTTGTGCTCCGCTCATTGGTGCCATGCTTGCGATCTGTGCCGACGGTGTTGATGCTCCCCCCTGGCTGTATGCTAAGATTGGGTTTAAACCTGCTTTCCGCATGTCTAGCATTGCTCTCTGATATGCGGTGTTAGACATATATTCTTCCCACTGTCTTGCGATTGCTGCCTCCTGGCTGTTGTATTTTGCTGTATCTGCCCAGCTCCTGTCTTGATATAACATTCTTTCATACGCTGATTGCTGGTTTCTGATGCTTGCTTCTGTTCCTTGCACCCAATTCCGCGCGGTGTTATACCCTCCGTTGCTTGAGCTTGCTGCGCTCCCTCCAAAATTTCCTTGTAGGTTTGCATTTGCGCCTATGCTGCCTATTAGTTTTGCTGCTGCTGCTACTCCCATTATACTCCTTTCCGGGTTTTGTCTAACAGTCCACCCCATGTCCTACTTGATGTAATGGGGTGGACTGACGACACAACCTTTTTCGTCAGGCTCGTCTTATTGTGATATATTATAACGTTTCTGTTGACCGAAGAAGATATGAGAATCTTTTAATGGTGGTCGATAAGACCAGGAATGCTGTATAGTGGCATTGGTCTTGTCATTGTACAATTGAAATAAAAATCACAAATGAACTGATCTTCGAGTTGTTCGCTTACCGCTATTGTTCTATCTACGTTTGCCCTTGTTTCTTCCATCCAGTTACTTGTTAAGGTTGGCAATGCTTCATAGTAATCTGCATAATGCCAACTATCGAGTGTTGTCTGGTAATTGCTTCTCATGGCTGCGGATACTCTGCTAGGCTTATATCTGTAATCTGCCCATGCTTCTTGATATCCAAATGCCTCGTTATCTTTTTCTGTGCCCTGTGCGTAGATTTCTTTATTCAGTATGGCTTGTTCTCCGATATTTGCCAATGCTGGGAAGTAAAAATCTGTTCTTTTTCTTCGGTTCCAGAATCTTTCTATTCCCTGCTGATATGTATGATCTGTTCTGATTGTTGCAAGACACATGATGATGCCGTGTTCAGTAAAGCTTTTTGTAAATTTGTTATCTCTGACCCCTGTCACACTGTATGCTGCTGTGTTTCCCTGCGGTGTTGTTGTATCTGTAGATGATGTCTGAATTACTTGATCTACATTGATTGATCGCTTGCATCCACCGAGGTATTCCGGTCTTTGCTGCCTGGCATCTGGCGAGATTACTCCAAAGTGTGCCCTTATGATTTCTGTGTATCTGCTTCCTCCTCTTGCATCTTTTTCCAACATGCGTTGGATTGCGAAAGCCTGTCTTAACTGATTTACCGTGGCTGCTGTTGCATTACTCAGGTCTGCTATTACTCCGCTTAACGCTGGGTCTCTGTTTAGTCCTAGTAATTTGCCGTGTCCTGGTGTGCTTGTTGTTGCTTCGATTGATGTTCCGTTTGTTATTCCTTCTTGTCCGCCTGTGCTTGATAATTTTATGCCTTCTTCATTTTTTTCTGTCGAATACATCCACCCGCCCTGCATTGCGTATTTTGCAGTGTCTGCATCTCCGAATCCGATTGCATTTCCATTTCCTATGACTGGAGCTGTTAATCCGAGTGGCAATAGCACTGCTGCGCCTTTCTGTGGCTGTGGTAATGCTGCGGTGAAATAGTCAAAGGGTTTGTTTGATCTTAATAATTTTGCACCTGTCTGCGCTCCTGTCACGTCGTTGTAATCGGTATTATCAGCCATAACAGTGTAATATGTATCAGTGTCGCCCATAGTAACCTCAACAGGCTGTTGCACGTTTTCCGATCGGAACCATTCGTTCCAGATGAGGCAATATGCTCTAAATGGTAATGCCGATACGGATAATCCGTTGATTTTTGTTGGTATTCCCATGTAATCTGCGATACTTCCTTTTTCTGCTGCTCCTGATCCCTCTTTTGTGGTGTTGAATTTAAGTTGTGGTATTTCATATTCTGTTTCTTGTGCCCAATATGTTTCTGTGTTTTCTCCCATGAATTCTTTCCAGTGATTCCATACAAGTCTATAAGGCACAAAAAACCAGAAAAATTCTATGTTTGCATTGTCCATGATTGGAAAAATGGGAGTTGACATTCTGACCAATGCTGACATATCCATGTGCACGGTGTCGCCTGGTAACATTTCGTCTGCGTAGATTGGCACAAGGTCGCCCGTGTTCATTGTTGTTTTGTGCTGGCTTTGTCTGTCGAATTTTGATCTTAGGATATCTATTCCTGTCGGATTCTGTGCAAAGTATCTGTTTTTATTCATTTGTTATCTCCTTTGGCTCTGCTACTGGTTTTGTTTCACGTGAAACGTTATAACCCATTTTTGTCGCCCATGTTTCTGTTCCGTATTCATGTACATATGTATCTGGATTATGACTAAACATGGCTCTTTTTTCTACTGGTAAGTCATAAAATTGTTCTTTGATTGCTACAATCTGCTGCTGTGCTTCTGCAATGCTGCTTGGCAGCTGTGTTGCATCAAAATACATGCTTGCATATTTTTCGAGCGCTCCTTCATCTCCTGCCGTTGCTCTCTGCAAGATGTTTTCAACGAGTGTTTCTTCAAGTGATTCCTGAATTAGATTGTATATGTTTGTGTCTCCGGTTTTTACTAGTGTTTTTTTACCGTTAATCATTTGATACTGAAAGACATCCTCTCTGCCGTTTCCCGTGGCTGCTGCGATTGTTGCAGCACCGCTATAAGCTGTTCTGAATTTCATTTTTTGCCTCCCATTCTCTGATAATGTGGTCAACTGATTCTTCATCACAGATTTTTTCTGGAATTTCTGTTGTGATGCTTGCTGTTTCTGTGTCATAGACACCAATGTAATATAAGCTAAATTCCTGTTTGTTCATCTCTGTCAGGTCTGCGTCGATCTCGTCTTTTGCGAGATCTTTTAGCATTGCTCTCATTTCTCTGAAGTTGTGCATTGCTGTGTAATGTGATACAGATAGGAAAGGTGCTGTATATCTCTGTAGTGTTTCGTTTTTATGTGTATAAATATTGATAATCATAATCTGTAACCTCCTCTTGGTATATTGGTTGTGATATTGTGTCTTTCTACGCTTTTTGCGGTTTTCTTAAAGATTTTGCGGTCTTTCCGCTTTTTTACTTTTTTACGGCTCATAATTCCCTCCTTAGTGTTCGTATTGCTTGCTGTTTGCTTCTTTCTGCTATTTCGCGTACGTCTTGTTGATTACGTGTGTCGGATGCTTTAGCGATTTCCTGAGCGTGTTTAGCAGCTTGTTTGCGAGTTGCTTTGATTTTTGCTAGGTCACCTCCTTCTAGGTCAAACAATTTATCGAAATATGCAGGTGTTTTTAGATATCTTCCTTTACTTGGTATTCCTCCCTCCCTGAATATTTCCTGCATATGTTCTTTACAGTAGTTTGCTCCTATTCCTGGCATTCTTGACATTCGTGTAAATGGTGGTTCGCGTCCTGTCATGGTGTATTCCTCGAAAGCTCCTAGGCCTTTCTGTTTTTTCATCATGTAGCGTGCCGTATATGCTGCTGTTTCCCAGCATAATTCTGTTACGATTGTATAGCCTTTACCCCATAATTTGTCCAACCAATCTACTTTGTAATATCGCCATCCGTTTTTTTGCTTGAATAGCTTTTTATCTTCGTCTGCTATTGGTAGGTTAAAATAACAGACGTGATAGTGTGGTCGTTGTAGCTTTTCGCCATATTCCCCCGCTGCGTAAAATCTTATGCCTGTGTGCCCTATTCTTTCGTACCGTTTCCGCAGTGATTTGTTAAATCTGTCTAGGTCTGACGGCTGTAGCGTTGCGTTTGTACTGACAATCTCTCCTGTTTCTTCTGAGTAGCAACTTCCAAATGGTAGGTTTTCATCGTTGTAGGTTAATGTGATAAACCAATTTTCTTTCCATTCTTTTGCTTCGCACATAATTCTTGTAGCCCATTGTGCACTATAGTCAAGCCTGCATCCTATACACTTTCCGCATGGTATAATGTCATATCG